GGTTTGAGTCAATCCATTTAGCTATAGATTTGGCACAGTACCTTTTGATTTTTTTGCCCTTAACGACTCACAGATTGAACTGTAAGACGTTTAAAACTACTTTACCATGCCAGACCTACAAAGCTTTTAAAATGGCTTAAAATCAATTGTATAGCGTATTTTTATTCTATGGCTAGTTGGCTAGTTTTACTATCCATGCCGTCTAACGCAAACTATCCACGTTTAACCCTGATTCTATTGACTTAAATTGATGCTGTCCCAGTTTTTTAACCTGGCTAGTTGAAAAAGACCTTGCGAGCTATTATAACTAAGATATTGTAATTCATAAATTTTGATTTTAATTTTTTTTTATATAAAGAGGAATATATCTATATCCATGTTTTTTACTATATATATATATATATATTTTATAAAATATATATATAATATAAGGGAATAAAGGGTTTTTTCTTTGGATAGTTGTTGGATAGTTGCTGTCTAGTTATTTTTTAAGATACAAAAAACATTGATTCTATTGATTCATTTTGTCTAGTTTGTTGGATAGTTTTACATCCAAAAACGTCAAAAACTGGGACAGAAATAAAACTTGACTACTGAGATACACTATGTATTACTAAATTATTATCTCCAATAATAATCCTTTGTGTATTTTTGATCTGTTCTTTTTTTTGTATAAAATCACTTAAAAAAGAATGGATTTTTTTTAAACCTGCTATAAACAATTAGTATATATGGAATTTAAATTTGATTTTAAAGATATTCTGACATACGGAAGCTTTATTGTTTCCTTGTCGGTCGCATACTATACCCACGAAATACGTATTGTTAAGCTAGAAAGTGAAACCCAGCAAGATCGCAAAATTGTCCAAGAAATTAAAGATGAGCTAAGAGAAATAAAAGCAGACGTAAAACAATTACTGATTAAGGTAAAATAAAATGAAATTTGATATAAATGGATATTACAAGCCTACACCAAAAAATTTTAGAAAGCTTGGTGATGCGTTACTAGGTATGTCGCAGTTTTTGACAGGATACGCTGTTATCATGGAAGAAAAATGGTTGGCTTTGATTTGTATTCTAATCGGGACTATTGGAAAGGGCATGACTAATTTTTTTGTTGAGGAGCCTGAAATACAGGATAAGGGATATGTTTAAAAAATACTTGCAAAAAATTTTTAATTATTATAAGATGTTTTTAAGTTTTTTATGTGAGTAAATACTTGTTCAATAAATTCAAAAAAACTTATGGTTAAGTTTGGTGACTGAGTCATAAGTTTTTTCTTTTCTGATTATAAATTTAATCTAATTTAATATCTTGCCAAGAATTTTTATAAACTTCTTCAATTTCTGCATCGTATTGTTTTACAGCCAATTCCGTTAAATAAACTATAATAATAATCGGTAGTACAGACATAACAAGTGATTGGCTAAACATTACAATAGTACCAAAATCATCCAGGGCATTTTTGCAAGATCCAGCACATGCGAAATACGTAGTAGTATTTGCACCGAGCGAAATCATAAATGCTAGTAAAGCTGATCCTAACATTAGACCGTAAATCCTTGCCAAATGAAATACAATAATACTCACATCGAGAGCCATAGTGATACCAATAGCATAGATTGTAAGACTAAATTCAGATCCTATAAAATCCATTCTAGTCTGTCCAAGAAAATATTTTAATGCTGAATAATTGGATACCACGCCAATAGTCCCAAAAAATATAACTAAGCTTAGTTTAAGCCGTTTTGTTTTAAAAAATTCAAAAAATTTTGATTTGTTCATTTTGTTTATCTCCATAAATATTATGTCGGATTTTTTCGGGATTGCTTAACAACAAAATTTTATCTACAAAAAGGGATATTATAAGACATAATAAATGCGTTTTTATTGGATTTTTTGCGTATTACACTAACATATGTATAGTTTAATTTGACTAAAAATAGGTGTATAAACCACTAGAATTTTAGTAAAAAAAATGTAATTTTTAGTATTTTTTAGTAAAAAAAAGTTGACTTTTTAGGATAAATAAACGATAGTATTAATAGATCAAAGGAGATCAAACACTATGAAACTAGAATTAAACTTAAAATCAAAAATTATTCAGAGATCTGGATACAAATACCAAGTCGGTTGGTTTACAACCGATGGAAATTACTACAGGATTGCAATTTTTAAAAATAAACCATCATTTGCGACAATCAACAGATTATCCAACGAATGGAAAATTCCACTAGATAGAATTCAGGCACAGGTTATACAATAAAGGAGATCGCAATGAAAATTATAAATAAAACTGCAAAAAAAATAAATAAAATAAAAATAGAAAATATGATCGATGCAGGATCATATTTTGGTGCAAAATTGGTCGTAGTTGATTACGATCTAATAGCGATCCAAAAGAAAAAATCTTGGATAATAACATACAGATAATTTGGATTTTAGTTAATCACTTGACAAAAAAAATACCTGACATAATATTGATCTCGGCGGATGCCCATACATCCGCCTTTTATTTTATGGGAGATAAATTATAATGGAAATAACACCCACACCTAGGTACCTTACCCAGCGTGACAACAAAAACCCATTTACTGGTAAATCTGATCCTAACAATCAATGCATGGTCGCTACATTTACAATGCTCGCAAACTGGTTAGGTGACAAATTAAATATCTTTGAATTATCAAATTATACAGAATTAGAACATCTTACCCTGGTAGGGAGATCCGAAAAAGAAATTGAATCCCGTAGATATAATTCCAGCAATCACGCCGAAGTTATAAATCAAAAATTAAAATCTCTCAAATTACCTCAAAAATTTGTATCTGGAGTTTTTAATTGGATACAGGTAAAAAATATTGCTAAAGAAAAACGTAGTCCGGTCGAAGTCGGTAGCATGATAACCGGATCTGGGCATATAATTTTATACATCGGAAATAATAAATGGCATGACAGTTATGGTAAATGCTCTGAAAAAACCTTAGCATACAATGGCGAAGGATTTACAAGCGATGGATCTAATGTAGAATACTCCGAAAAATTTGTATTGGAAAGAATTTTTCGAAATGCAGATTCACAAGGAAAAACCATAAAAACCAACGTAGCACGAACCTGTTGGTATTACACTGGATTATAAATATAATCAAAAATAAAAATTTTATTGGAGAATAAAATATGAAGTTTAAAAAATTAAATCATCTTTTGGAGTTTGAAATAAATTCCAAATCATCGTATATAAAACAAAATTTTAATTGGTTTAAAAACGATGATGGTTTTGTTATACAGGTAACTGACAACAAAGAAATAGAAAAATTAAATTTAGCACAAGACGAATATAACAAAAGGTTAATTAAATGAAAACACAAGAATTGTATGACAACAAAATAGTAGTAAAAGTAACTGCATCACAAAAAAGACAAATTACGATTGCAGCCAAAAAAGAAAACGTAAACATATCGGTTTTCGTTCGTAACTTGATCGAGTCAAAAATTGGTAAATCAAAAAAGGTAAAATAAATTCAATGGGGAGAAATCCCCATTTTTATGAGGGTCAAAAATGGATGAAATAACCACAAAAAAAGATATATATACCGAAGTGCATAAGGAATTTTATAATAAAGGAATTAATAAAAAATCTAGCGATGTACTATTTGACAGATTAGTAAAAGCAATGTCTTACATAGAGTATAATGGATTGAATGAGGATTTTTTCGAATTTCAAGATGATTTGGATGCGGAGTTAAAAAATGGATAATGAAAATAGACCTGCTTACTATGGTGGAGACAATAACCCACATGAACCGATTAAAATTATAGAGTATTACGAATTAAATTTTAACATGGGAAATGTAGTGAAATACATATTGAGAGCTGGCTTAAAAACGCCTGATAAAATAGAGGATCTAAAAAAAGCTATTTGGTATCTCGGAAGGGAAATTGAGAATTTAGAGAAATTAGAAAATGAATAATACAGTTGAGCTAATTGGAATTTATGGAGACGATGAACTGATTGCATGTAGTGCATGGACAAGCACATCCAGAGAATTGACAGACGAGAAGAGAGAACGTATTCCGAAACTATTGAATGATCTTTGGTCGAATGGACATGAAACACCATTCGAAAAAGGTGTAGTACATTTTCTTATTAATAAGGACATTGCGAGCCATATCCAAATTTTAAAGCATAGATTATCATCTGAAAATGCAGAATCAGCGAGATACAAAGAACTGAAAGAGGACAAATATTACATCCCAGAGGATTTATATAAAGTTTGGCTAACAGAAGATATATATATTTTTGATGATGAAATGCCATTTTATAAGGGCGATCAAAGTTGGGGTCATGTGTTAGAAGAATTTGCAATTGAAACGAATAGATTGTATCACTTGGCATTAAAAGACATTGAAAAAAAATTAGGAAGAAAAAGAGCTAAAGAAATTGCAAGATATTTTAAAATGTATAACAGTCAAATTCAATCCGATATAATGTTCAATATGCGAAGCTTTGCAAACTTTCTCAAACTTAGAAAATCAAAACATGCACAATTAGAAATCAATGAGATAGCCAGTCAGATGCTAGAACTTGTAAGACAAACAGGAAAATTTGAGCATACTTTAAATGCCTGGGGGTATTAATTTGAAATACAAATTTAAAAAAAATGACACCGTATATATGATTTTTATTGGTTGGCTATTAAAAGGAATAATAGAAAAACGATACAAAGACGACGATGGCGAAAACTGTTATGTTGTAAATTTTAGCCAATCTAATTCAGGATTGAGCTTAGTTTGCGATATTATGCAAATACAGGAAAATGTATTACATGGAAGTTATAATAATTTATTCGAAAATATGATTTCTGATCTTGCGAATAGATTAGAACACAAAGGATTAAAACTATGAAATCAAAATATAGGATGGAATGCAAAGTTGGATATTACGAAAGTGATTCTTGGATAGAATTAGGATATGAAATTTTAACACATAGACTATGGCATTTATATAAACATAAAAAGTTTATGGATTAAAACTATGATAATATTTAAACACCTCATTCAAATTAAAAACATAGAAAACCTGCTATTTACCGAGAGATACCAAATAAATTGTAAGGTTTATTTTTTGTTTCGGTATGCAATTATTATAAGAAGGCTTGACATATGACAATTAATTTTGACGAAAATTATAATAATAAACTAAGCAATAAATACATTTCCACGATAAGAAAATTTGATAAAAAATTTACCGATGGTGAAATCTGCAAAATATTAATAAAACATAAATATCAATTTGAAGCAAAAATTGTAGATATGCATATTGATTATTTTTTTAATGTTTTTGATCGGGATTTATATATAGATACTGGATTAGAGCCTGCAAAAGCTAAAAAATTATATTATAGTTTTGGGATTAAAGACGATGATATGATTATATACTTGATTTTGGAAAGAATTGGTTATGATTATGAATGAAATTGATTATATACAAGAAATTGATTATTGGCTTAAACAGTTAAGGGATGAAATTAAAGTTGCTAAATATAATATTACAGATAATGGAATCGATATGACTAGGAATATAATTAATAATAGATGTAACAATTTGATTTTATACACAAGGGCTTTGAGGGATAAAATAGAAAATGGATGACGAATTGATACATTTAATATGTGGAATTGATAGAATCTTTGATGATTTAATGGATTGTAATTTTAAAAAAATTAATAATTTAAATAAAAATTATCCTTACATGGATGATTTAGATTATGTATACGAATTAGAGATAATTAAGGAAGAATATTTATTTCAATTAAACGAACTAATGACATATACAAGGGCATTAAAGGATAAATTAGAAAATGACTAAATCAAAGGAAAAAATATGAAAGTAAAAGAATTATTAGAAAGATTAGAAAAAGAAAATCCAAATGATGATATACATATTATCGTAAGTCATTGCAAAGAGGGAGGATCAATAGATTTTCCAAATCCATTTAATCATTATTCATGTATAGATTTTGTTAATGATAATTATGAATATTATGTAGATATAGATAATGAAGTTAATACGGAAGATGAATTAATAGAAAAAATTGACGAAGAAAATGAAATAGATTTATCTTGGACTAAAAAGGAAATAGAAAATACAATTAATATTAGAATGAAAAAACAAAAAAAAATAAAAGGATTATGGATAACAATAGAAGCATGACCGAATCTAACAAATTAACAGTTACGTACGACAAGCCTAAAAAAACATGGGCCGTTATTGAATCTGATTCATATGTAATTGGTAATGTAATTGGTGTTTACGATACGTATGACATTGCTATTAAAAAATGTCATGCATTAAATAACCAATCAAATATTAGTAATATTTATACAGTTTACGAATCTGTATACTATACTGGTTCGGTCAAAGCAAAATACTATGGCATGGAATTTAAAGATAATGGAGATATGGAATAAATGGATAATGAACTTAAAGAATTGCTAAATCAAGTAGGAAAAGATTTTGAAGAAATGTTATACTTAACTCAAAGAATAATGGTAACTAGAATAAATTTAGATAATATATATAGAATAAGTAGCAATTATGATATTAGTATAGAAAATTTAATTTTTAAATTAAGAGCTTTACGGGATAAATTAGAACATGACTAATCAAGATTTAATAAATAAACTTAATCAATTCCCAAAAGACAAGCAAGTAGTATTTTTTTGTAATCAGGATGTTGTATGTGAAGAATTTGTATGGAATGAGTGCTACATTGAAGACATTAAAGAATGTTATTACATAGAGTATGACGATAAAATATTTGATTCTACGCAAAATTTTAAAGAATATTTAGAATATCATACAGATTGGGATCAAGAGCTAATAAATAAATTTATAGAAACTGAACCAAAAAAAGAAGTCATTAGAATTGATTTAAATATTACATAAGGCATAATGAATGATTAAAATAAAAACAAGAAAAACAAATTTATTAAATTATTGCTGCAATAAAAGCCATAAAATAAATAAAATAGATTTACTAATTAATAATCAAAAACATTTTAAATCTTTTGATTATTACTCGGATATAGCTTGCGAAGTATGTGGGCATAACAATATTAAATATTTTGTATTAAGTAAAAATAATAAGGAAATAAAATGAGCATAAAAGAAATGGCAATTTTAACAATATTAATAAGCTTAACTATTTTTTTTGGTATTACAGTGATCAAAAATACCGTCAAAAAGAATAGTAAAGAAAATAGGATTATTGAGTATATAGATCCCGATTATGATAAAAAATATCCAAAGAGTAATTAATTATGAAAGTATTAATAGCATGTGAAGAAAGTCAAACCGTATGTATTGCATTTAGAGAATTAGGGCATGAAGCTTATTCTTGTGACATACAAGATTGTAGTGGTGGGCATCCTGAGTGGCATATTAAAGATGATGCTATTAAAATTTTGCATTCTAATAATTGGGATTTAGTTATTGCCCACCCACTATGTACATATCTTGCAAATTCCGGAGTTCAGCATTTACATAAAGATCCTAGTAGATGGCATAAGTTAGAAAATGGTAGGAATTTATTTATGAAATTTTATGATTATAATGGATCTATAGCAATAGAGAATCCAATACCACATAAATATGCCAAGCTACCGTCATACAATCAAATCATAGAGCCATATTATTTTGGGGATGAATGCACTAAAAAAACTTGCCTATGGTTAAAAAATGTTCCACCATTAATATATACCTATATAGTTAATAAGGGTCCTAGATATATAGGTTTGGATGGAAAGTCAAAAGGCAGTTTATGGTATTCAATGGCAAAAGGCAACAAAGGGAAATTTAGATCCAAAACATTTCTAGGTATTGCGGACGCAATGGCAAATCAATGGGGAAAATTATGAAAACATACCTACTAATATTACTACTACTATCATGTAGCACAATCCAAACAAGTATTTCCAAACCTCCAAATATGGAAGAAATCATAAGTGAAATAAAATTTAATCCTGAAATACAGGACAAGACAAAAAACAAAATTATTAAAACACTAGAAGAATCTGCATTGTATAATCAGGAATGTTTTAATAAAAATATTTTTCTTGAAAAAGAGAATTTTTCCTTGAAACAAACCATACAAAATTTAGAGTTGGAAATCCAGACTTGGCGAAATATTAAAAATACTTTTTGGATGATCCTTATTTTAGGGAGTATTATTTTTATTGGTTCGATGCTATGGAAATTCAGAAAACTTATGGGAGTTCCAATTTGAATAATTATCTTAAATACTTACTAATTGTCTTACTATTAATTATTGCATCGGATCATAATTTTTTGACCTGCAAATTTGTAAAAAAAATAAAAAAGGAATTTATAAATGAAACCTGATAAGAAAAAATACTATTATCCACAATGGGCTAAACAGAAAACTATAAAAATAAATAATGATCTACACGATAAAATAAAAGAATATTGTGATAATAATGGTATAAATATTTATAGTTTTACCGAACAAGCTTTGAAATTGCATTTATCGAATAAAAGATAAATGGAAAAATCTATTTTTGAAATTGCTAAGGATAGGATTGATGCCTATTCTATAGAGAAGCTATTTCCAGGGGGGAAATGGAAAAAGAATGAATATTGGATAAGATCGCCATTAAGATCGGATTCAAGACCAAATTCTTTTCATATTTCAAAAGATGGCATGTATTACGATCATGCTACCAATGAGGGAGGGGATTTTATAGATTTGGTATCTCGGTCTAAAAATATTTCTTTGAAAGAATCTGCTGAATTGATAGCCAATGAAATACAGACAATTACACCTAAAAAATCAAAACCAAAAATAGAAAAGGGCAAAGCAATTATTCCAATTCCAGACGATAAATTAAAAACCATTAAAAACTATGTGAGCAGTGATTTTTTTATAAATGAATTTGGAGATCCTAAAAGCTATTTTTCCTATTCAAGAAATAATAAAACTGAATTTGTAGTCGTTCGATTTGAAAAAAATAATACTAAACAAACCATCCCTTTTTATTATTCCGAAAAAAATAAATGGGAATCTGGTCGCCCTTATACCGATAATTTTCCTATTTTCGGATTGGATGAACTACCTAAAAACCCTGATTTACCTGTATTGATAGTCGAGGGAGAAACCTGTGGAATTGTAAATGTCGATGGCTACATAGTTGTATCTTGGTTGGGAGGTAGTCAATCGTATGACAAAACGGATTGGTCACCATTAAAAAATAGAAAAGTTGTATTATGGTCTGATCGTGATACGAAATTAAAATTAGAAAAACATGAACAACCTGGCATGAAGGCTATGCTAGGAATAAAGGGAATTTTGGGACATGGAAAGGTTTTGGATGTTTACAAATTGTCTGACAAAAAAGATGGATGGGACATAGCCGACGCTGAAAAAGAGAAATTAGATTTACTTGAAATTATAAATAATACACCTGAATTTTCTACAGGTAAAACCGAAATAATAAATAATAATAATAAAAATATAGAAGAACAGTTTTTTAGATTTCTTGGTTACTCGGACGATTTGCACTATTTTCTACTTACAAAAGAAAGAATTGTTGTTAGTATTGCAAGATCCGGATTTACTTCCTCCAAAATCTTACAGCTTGCACCACTAGCATTTTGGTCAATCTGTGATTTTGTATCTCCGCATGGGAATATAAAAGTCACACAAGCACAAGATTGGATACAAACCAAATCGCAAGAAATGGGACGATTTGATTCTTTGAAAATTAGAGGGACGGGAGTTTGGAGGGATGAAGAAAAATTTGTTTTAAATACTGGATCTTGTTTAGAATTTCCGAACGGAAAAAAATTGGAATATCACGAATTTAAAAGTAAATATTTTTACGTTTCAAGTAGTATTACATTCGATGAACTTGGAGAAAAAGAATCAGATTACGCCGATGGATTGCAATTACAAGGATTGTTTGATTCCCAAAAATGGGTTTCCAAAAAATCAGGTTTGGCATGTCTAGGATGGTCGTTAATTGCCCCGATGGCTGGGGCATTAACATGGAGACCTCATATTTGGATAGAAGGTAAAAAGGGAACTGGGAAGTCATACGTTTTAGAAAATTTAATGGAAAGACTTTTAGGAAGCTTTGTTTTTAAGGGATCTGGGGGTTCTACAGAGTCAGCCGTAAGACGGTCGGTACGAAATACAGCTCTACCGATAATACTGGATGAAATGAAAATTACTGTTAAAAACGACGAAAATAAAATATATGAAAAGTTAAATTTAGCACGTGATGCGAGTAGTGATATTTCAGCGATTAGAGCAGTGACAGCTAGGGACGGGGGAGTTGATCTTTTTGTGGTACGGTCTATGTTTTGTTTTTCCTCGGATCAACCTCCACAGATTGACCATGCTATAGATAGTAGGATACTGAGAGCCGAATTAAAAAGCGTTCCGAATGAAGAACTAGCAGAATTTACAAAAAACAAAAAAAGGGATTCTAAAGTTTGGATTAATTGCCTAAAAAACCCTGAAAAATTTAGAAAAAGAATGTTTAATAGAATTGAAAAAATTACAAAAGACATTCAATTTTTATCAGAATATTTTTTAAGTATTACAGGAAATCAAAGGGAATCTGACAATTGGAGTCCAATAATAGCCGCAATCTGGCATCTTACCAATGATAACGAAATACAAAATAGCAAAGAAGGTATTGAATTTTTAAAAAAATGGGAATTATATTTAAATGAAGAAAAAGAAACACTTAATCCTGATGAAGACAGTGTAATTGAAAACATTTTAGGATATTCCATAAATATGGAATTGGGAAAACGTCTTACAGTTTCTGAAATACTTACAAATTATGAGCATGATTCGAGTGAAAGAAAAGAGTTGGAAAGAAACGGGATAAAGCTAAGCGAAAAAGAAAATATTGTAATGATTTGCAAGAAAAATGCAAGTATTACGAAAATGCTACACGGAACCACATTTGAAAAAAATTACGATGCACAAATTAAGCGAAATGATTTTTGTACTACACAGAAAACTTGTGTTCAAAGGAGAATCGCTGGACACAAGCAATCTGTAAGATTGTTTGATTGGATGAAATTTAAGAAAAAATATATTGATGAGGAATAAAATGGATAACCCCGAAAACTATATTACAAGAAAAGAAGCTTTAATTTATTTTCAAAATCATAAAACAATTCATGTAATTTTTAAAAAAAATAACATTGAAGAAGTTTATATGAATAACAGATATTGGTATAACAAGAAACAAATCGAAGATCTATCCAACGAATTGAATTACAGATTGTCGATACGATCTAACCCAATTGCCAAAAGATACACAAAAGCTAATGATGTTTCGGAGGAGGTAAAAAAATCATCTTATAGCTTGGATGATGTTGCAAAAATTATGGGAAGAACCATTTCACATGCTCACAATATTTTAAAGAAAATGGATGCACCTTTTCAAGTTGGAGCAATAAAAAAACGATGGTATCCAAAGGTTTGGGTCGATGCTAATATTAAGAGGAAATAAAAATGGAAAAAAAATATTTTACATACGAAACAAAATTTAAAGAAATTTATGAAGTAGAATGTTCTTATGAATACGCAAAAGAAAAAGCCAAAAAACAGAGGTATCTTATTAATATGATAGACAGGTTGAGAAAATGACAGAGGATCAAGAATTTATAGAACCCACCGAAGAAGAACTTGAAAAGTATTACGAAGAAAAAACCGAACAATATTGGGAACGAAAAAAACCTGATTTTTTAGTAGAATTCGACGAAATAATAAATAAATGTAGGAAATTATACAAGGGTAAAGAATCCGATATAGGATCTTGGATTTACAGACAGCCTCGAAATAATTCTACGTATGACTTAAACAGAGTTGCCAACGAATGTCTTTGGAGAATTGAAAAAGGAATTAGTATTTCAAGGAATGACACATGATTTTAAGACCAAATAAAAAAACTTTTGGAATTGAGGGATCAATTGAAATACAAGAAAAAAATGTATCCGAGATTGTTAGATTGTATAATGATAAAGTTATTGATAAAATAATTTTTGATAAAATGCTTAAAATTATTACAGGTAATGAATCTAAAAGAAGTCTCTGATTTTCTTGGATTAAGTTTTACAAGAATTTACGAATTGGTATCAATTGGAAAAATTAAAAAACTTGCTCATGGTTATTATTGCAAGACATCCGTTATGAATCTGTATGACGATATGCAAGAACGAAAAAAAATAATGGAATCGAAAAAATGACAGAAAGCGAAATTTTAGCATATGCCCGATTGCAAGCTACAAAACTAGGCGGACGATTATGGCGAAATCAATCTGGTTTGGCATGGCAAGGTGAAATTATTTCTAAGAATAATAATGTCTTACACCTCAGAAATCCAAGACCTTTAAAGTCTGGTTTGGTTATCGGGGCAAGTGATCTAATTGGATTTTTACCAATTCGTATTACAGAGGAACATCTTGGTAAAATTTTAGCTATTTTTTGGGCTAACGAAATCAAAACAAAAAACGATAAATTATCCAAAGAACAGTTAAATTTTTTACAGTTTATTGGTGAATCAGGGGGAGAAGGTTGGGAAACAAAATTTGATGGTAGTAAAATTTTAATCAAAAAATATTAAAAATTGTCCGAGTATGGGAGTATAATTAAGTAAATGTTAAGAAATTATCAAATAGAAATAATAGAGGAAATTAGAATCAATTTACCGAAATACAATAGAATTTGCGTAGTGCTTCCTACGGGTACAGGTAAGACAATTATATTTTCGCATATTGCAAGTCTTACAGCAAAGAATAATAAAAGAGTTTTGATTCTTACCCATAGACGTGAGATACATAGACAAACTATGGAGAAGCTTTTTAACGTCGGGATCAATGCTGGACAAATAACAAGCAAATTTACAAATATGGGATTGGAATTGGTTCAATGTGCTATGGTCGGAACCGTAGTCAATAGGCTAAACAAAATTAATAAACCTGATTTGATTATTATAGACGAATGTCATCATAGCATTGGAAACACTTGGCAAAGTATTCTAAATTATTTTTCGGATGTTCCTAGAATTGGTTTTACTGCTACTCCCGAACGTATGGATGGAAAAGGATTGGGAGAAAATAATATTTTCAATAAAATTATTGTAGGCATTCAAACCAAAGAAGCAATAAAACAAGGTTTTCTGTCTTACCCAATTATATACAAACCTCCAGGTATTCCTGAAAGCTATAAAATGAAAAAAGGAGATTTTGATACGCAAGAACAAGAAAAATTTGTATCTCAAAAAAAAATTGTTGGGGATGTTATTGGACATTATAAAGAACACCTTGACGGTTTACCTGTTGTCTGTTTTTGCCCTACAGTTGAACATTCAAAACTTATGGCACAAAATTTTTCCGATGCTGGTTATAAATCTTTTGCAGTTTATGGAGATATGGATAATAGCTTAAGGGATAAATACATAAATGGTTTGTCGAATGGAGATACACAAGTTTTAACTTCATGCGATGTAATCTCTGAGGGTTTGGATGTTCCCGTTTTAGCAGGTGCAATTTTATTAAGAAAAACTTTATCTTTAAGCTTATATTTGCAACAAATTGGAAGAGCATTAAGACCGTTTGAAGGAAAACAAAAAACTATAATATTAGATCATGCTGGTAATTCTTTGATACATGGTCATGTATTGCAAAATAGAGAATGGATTTTGGATAGTATCAAAAGAGATTCAAAAAAAAATAGACCGAGTATTACAGAATGTCCTAAATGCTATTCCGTATGGGAAGGAAAACCTTCGAAATGTTTAAATTGTAATTTTGATTTTACCAAAGTAGAAATTGATAAAAAGACCATTGATATAAAAATAATACAAGGAAAATTGCAAGCTGATTTTCCTGATTTAAATAGCGATCTTTTTGATATTGCAATTAAAGCATTGTCGTCCGATTCTAAAGAATTTAAACAAAAATTACTATGGTCTACTGCATACAAATTAAGCGAAAAAGAAAATGGTAAATTTGAATTAGATAAATTGAGAGAAGCATTGGGATACAAGATCGGATGGACGGAAATAGTTTGGAATAAGGTAAGGGAAAGAAATGGAAGAAAAGTTTAAAGATTTGTATAACATAATAGGAAAACGTGAGGGAGCCGAGCAATCCGAAGAAATTATTGATTCCCTGAAATACATGTTTGACGAAAAAAGATATGATAAAGTGATACCATTCGTAGACTACCAACAAAAAATAATAGGTTTTTATATGAATCAATTTAATGTTATAAAAAATTATAATAACAGATTGATATTTTACTTTTTAGTTTCTGCAGGTATAAATATATATTTTTTATACAAATTAATTTAATTGGAGATAATAGTGAAAAAGATAAAAATAAACGATACCAACGAATATAGAATTGAAAAATCAGAGTATAAAGGGCATGAATTTGTAGGTATACGTAAATGGTATACAAAGGATAATTCTGAATGGTTTCCATCTAAAGATGGTATTACAATCAAATTGGAATTATGGAATGAGTTTGTAAGATCCGTAAATGAGATTGTCCTATGAAATTGAAATACATTGACGATTTCCATACAGAGAGAAAAGGAAAACTAGGATCATCCGACATTCCTACGCTAGCAGGTTTAAACTTGAAATACGGAAAATCTACATATTCTTTATGGCAAGAAAAACTTGGTTTAGTGGATGGATTCAATGGAAATGAAGCCACATATTGGGGACATAGACACGAAATTAATATACTATACAAGTATATAGAAAATTTGACCACAAAAGAAATTGCCGATAAATGGATTATAAAACGATTACAGGGAAAGAACAAATTTAAAGCCGATGGATTTGAATTTTATAGCAATACAGTAGCCGAGCAAGATGATTATGTAGCTCACGCTGATTTAGTCGTAAAACATCCTGACAAAAATTATTCTATACAGGAAGCAAAATCATTAAGATTGTATGCCAGTAAAATAGATGAATCGGGAGATTTTGGATATTCTAGTGATACAAGAACCTTGGAAGGTATTCCATTATCTGTTTATTTACAAATTCAATTTCAAATGAAATTATATGGCATACATAATGCTGGGGTCTCTGCATTAATTGATACCTCTGACTATAGAGAATACGGAATGGGTAAAATTGATTATAATACGATAGAGAGTATAAGTAAATTATCAGAAATTTTTATGTATAACGTCAAAAATAAAATACCTCCCAAAGTTGAATTATGGTCTGACATTGTAAAAATGTTTCCTGTTATACAAGAAAACGCATCCATAATTAAATTGGATGAAAAAATAAATAACGGAATACAATTGTCAGACATTTTAGAAAGAAGGGAAATTTTAAAATCTAAAATTAAAGAACAAGAAAAAGAAATTGAAGATATTGATAATTCGATCGGTTTATTAATCGGAAATAATACAAGATTGCAAACACCTAACGGAGATGTGTTGGTTACCTGTTCGGAATCTGAAAGGGAATCGTTAAGCTTAAAAACTTTGCAAGAAAAAGATCCAGAGATTTTTAATCAAATCAAAGAAAAAAATCTAATAAACGTATCAAAATTTAGAAGACTGTACTACAAAAAATTAAAATAATTGGAGATAAAAAAAAATGGAAGAACCAAAAAAACAAACACTAGAACAGATGGTTTTAGAAAAATCGGATAAAATTAAAGCCGTAGCTGTTGAATCTGTACGACAAAACTTTGACCAATGGACAAAAAGAGCAATTCTTGAAGTATCGCAAAATAAAGAATTAAGAGAATTTATTCTTGGATCACAAGACGCTAAAAATCAATTTTTTTTCAAACTTTCAAAAGCCGCTCAAATTGGATTGCAAATCGGAGGAGTAAAACCACATGTATATTTTATTAATATGTCTGGATCTCTTCGGATGGACATAACAAAAGATGGATATGCTCATTCTTGCGTTCATGGCCCACATGGAGTATTAAGTCATGTCCCCGAATTATACAAAGTCCATGAAAATGATATTTTTAGCATTAATCAATCCGAGGGAACATATAAACATGAATATAGTCCATTTTCCGAAAGAGGAAAATTGCTAGGTTATTTTATGAAATTGCAATACAGGGACGGTCATATTGAAATACCCCATATTGGAATTGATAAAATATTAAAAATAAAAAATAATTATTCCAATCTTAATTCACCAAGCTGGAAAAAATCCGAAGACGATATGTTAGAAAAAATTGCCGTAAAACAATTATTAAAAAAGCCTTTTTCGGAATCCGAAGGTTTGGCTATGTTAATGAGTAGCGATATGGAGGATATTGAAGAACCTGAGACCGTATTACAGCCTAAAACAATTTCAGAAAAAGCAGTTGCTAAAATAGAAAATGCTACAAACAAATTGGTAGATGCTGAGATTATAGAGGAAACATCTGAGAATAATAAGCAAATTTTATTTTAATTGGAAGTATAGAATTTTTTAGCAGTTTCTTTTAGCCTTTTTTGTGCATCAATCGAAAAGGCTTTTTCTATATTTCTTTGTTTAGAAAATACAAAAATAGCACTTTCAAAAAACTTAGTAGGTTTAATTTTTATATCTTGTCGAGATACATTTTTAATTTTTGTAAGACGTTTATTATTATTGTGACGCATCCAAATTCCATAAGAACGATTAGATCCCTTTGGCTTTCCAAGGAAAAAACCTTTTCCACCTGTTGCGTAGTATTTAGCACCGAAGTCACCTAGTTTATCTTGTCTATACATACGTCTTACAGTTTTTTTGAAATTACTACTTCTAGTAAACATAGTAGGAATAGCTTTTCTATTTTCTGTAGTACCGTCTTCCTGTTTATGTAAATATGGCGAAGTAGTTACTACCCTAGAAAACATTTTTTTTGTATTATTTCCAATTGGTTGACGATCTTGTTTTATGGAATTTATTGTAAAATTTGTTCGTAGTACAAATTTCTTTTTTACATTTTTTTTAATTAATCTCTCGGAACCTTTTGCTTGAAAATTTAAGATATTTCTTATAGATTCTGCATGGGCTTCCTTGTTAATAGATTGAAGAAATAGTAAATATCTTTTATGCTGGAACGTCGCTTGTATCATTTTCTATTATAATTTTATTTCCTTGCAAGTCCAATTCAAATTCTTTGTATTCCGAGTTTATACCATCTAATTTATATAAATCAATTTGTAAGTGATACATGTACGATCTTTCAACGTAATTAGATTCGCTTACAATTTCTTCGATAATCATTTCTTGCGTGTCTGTATTAATTAATTGTATTAGTTTGTTCATTTTTTTTTCCTTTTATGCTATGTATGACCTTGCCCAAATATATAAATGAGCTGATACGCCTGCACCGTGAGTTGTTAATCCTGTTCTTGGTGTCCCGTTTGTTCCGTCTGTTATTGGACTTCTCACTTTATTTGTGTTCAAATTATCTTCATTCTGAACAACCTCTCTCGTACTACCAGAATTACCACCATTAGGCGAACTGTAAAATTCATGATAATGTCCTTGAAATCTATCCCTAACCCTTAATCCGTTTTGATGCCTACCACTAGCATCGTTTGGAGATATAAATCCACGCCCTTTTATTTCAAATAATCTTGCCGTACTTGATGATCCTGTTATACGATAATTATAAAATTCTACTGTCTGACTACCAGCCGATGGAGTTCCCGTAACTGTAATAACCCTTGTGGATGTATTAATATTAGTAATAGGAAATTCAGTCCCTGCCACTGTAATACTTCTAAAATTTGTATAACCACCATGAACCAAAACGTCCTCCGCTAAACTTGATAGTATTGCATCCGAGCTTGTCGAAGTTGGCATTGCGATACTAGAGCTTGCTACTGTTGCAGTCCATGAACTTACTTCCCCACTTGTTCCGTCTAAATATCTTACTTTTAATGCTCTGAGATACGGTACTAATAAAGGATAATTTGTTGTCGAAATATCCAAATTAATATTAATTTTACTCAAATTAATTGCTGGAAAAAAATTATCGGGAGTAGCCAAAACAAAAGCCGATGGAGATTTATTTTCTTCTATATAAAAAAATTCACCAATATTTTTAGAATATTTTATTGCATTAAATTTAATTAATTTCAAAATCTGAGCATTAGATCCAGCCGATTCAGCTACTGATGCATCGGTTTGTATTGCAATTAATTCATCTTGCACGTCGTTCATAAAATTAGCCGTTACTACTGTACCCTGTGGGTTATTTACAGCATCATAATCTACGAATGCATTTGCTACGTTACCTGGCCCTGCTATTTTCCTCATATCATACTCCTTGTCTTCCTACTTGCATAATTCCTGTTTGTCCTACACCTACCATTCCACTAATATATAAAAAATCAATATTTATAAATATCGGTTGATGTGTTAATGGTGCATATCGTTTTAATAAATCTTGTAAAATTAAATATTGTTTTACACTTGATACGGTTCCAATTACTTTATAGAGATACATCGGAAATGTTCCATCTCTATTTATAAATGGAACCCATGAAGGATAGCTTTCCGTTTGCAATTGTCCTGTCATTCCGAGACCGACCATAGAATTTACATTTAAATTGTATTCCTCTAAAGTAATTTGAGGAAAAACTTTTTGTATTTGATTTTGAATAAAAATCTTAGATTGTCCGCCTGTCCCTATGTAGTACGAATTTAATAATTGTCTTTTTTCAGAAAGTGATAATGTAGGATCGTTTTGTAATCCAAAAGCATCAAAAAAATTTTGTATCAAATCGGTAGTCGTTAATGTTACCGATTCATTTAATGTTAGTATTGCATAATTATATACTCTATTAATAGATTCACTTATTCCGTTTATAACTTTTCCAAATTCCCCTAAAATATTCCATGGAGATCCTTTCGGAAATAAACTTTTAAGTAAATTTAAGACCATGTAAATGTCCCAGGTTTCGCTAATTCGTTATCATCCAAAGAATAAGGAAATGTTTTGCCGCTTGCCGTTAAAACAATTCCTAGTGATTTTGCACCTGCTAAAGTTGCAATTGTGATACATTCAGAAACTGAAATATTATTTTTTGGTTCGGGATCATTAGGAAATAATAATGGTCGTCTTTGATAAAAATAATCTGTAATTTCACTTTGTATTGTAGCACGTAAAGATGGTGTATCTACTTGTAAATTTGAAACAGCTACATTTATAGTTATTTCTGTAAAGGCTACCACGTTAATATTTGAATTTAATGGTCGTAATTCATAATCATTTATATAGTCTTCCACTTCTTGTAATTTTGAATTGTCTGGAATTCTAGTTGTTGGTGTAGTAGTTTCTAATAATGGATAAATAAAAATAATACCTGGTGAATCAAGAAACGGAAAAGCCTCCGCAATACCTGGCACTTCCAATGTCCATATAATATAATCATTTACCGACCCACCTTGTGGCGGAAATTTTTGTCTTTGTGAAATACGATTTCTAAAATTCTCGATAGATTCTTCATTCCTTCCCGATTGCGTAATGGTTGCAATTGTTATTGTAGAGCTTAATCCTACGGTCGGATTTGATTCGGTTAGTATGTCGGTTGCAATTAAGTTTGCTTCGGATCCGCTTGTAAGACTTTCTAAAATTAAAGTTGCCGATCCACTTAAAATTGTAGCCAAAACAGTTACTTGATACGCAAAATTTCCCCTAGTATAAATTTTTCCAATTGGTATATTTGTCCCGTTTGTTCCTGTGATACTTGCCGTGCCTCTCCATTCTTGAGATACGTTAGGAAATAATCCATATTCCCGACCTTTTAGGATTAATCCTTCATAATCAGCCGTTGAGACAAAAATTTGTCTTCTAGTGTAATCAATATATTTATAAATTAAATATAATGCACCTGCTAAAGCTGTGGAAATTACACTCCAAACCGAAATTGGTAATAATGGAGCCGTCTTACCTGTTGCCGTTTCTATGTCGGAAAGAATTTGTTCTTTTATCTCTGTAATTGTTGGGACACTAGCCAAGACTGTTTCTCCTTTCCGATTCTATAAAATTTCCACGCCAATTCAATTTATATCCAAATTCTTGAATATTTTCGTCTGGTTCTGTGATTCTTACTACTATATAAATACTTGATACATTTTGTATCTCACAGTCAACCTGTATTTCGCTTGCAATATCATTTTCTATCAGCCAATTTAAAGCGTTTTCGGTTGTTCGTATTGCAATGTTTCTTGTGCTTGAAGAAATTGGTCGTTCAAATAATTGAGATAATTGAGATACAAGTCTATTTTCTGTCGGTAAAATTGAATTTCCCCAGTATGGTTCTGAAAATAAACTGATGTAGCACGCTGTAAATAATCCATCGGTCAATAAAAAATCATTTCGTGAGTCGTATTCTACTTCGCCTCCAAATTCAGTTGGTTTGAGATACAAGTCGCTCATTATGTTACTGTTCCCGTTCCCGTAGTAGATCCTGTTCCGGTTACTATGTTTACTTGAACGGCTATACCTGAAGGAATTAAAGCATTTCCTGTAATTTCGTCAATAACTTTATTGGCTATTAATTCCGCTAATTTATCAGCATAATCTGTGTCTGACAATGGTGATGCAGCCATCAAAGTATTTAAAGCTATTATTTCGGTTTTTAATGTTCCCTTTAATCTTGGTTTATTCAATGGCATATTAGTATAATAATTGTCCTATTTTAGTTTTTATTAAATTTAAATTTACTACCGTACTTGGATCTGTCTTATGATTTGCTGGAGATCCAAAAGTTTTAAAATTTATTAATTCATCAATTAATTCGTCAATAATTGCCTTTATTGATTGAGTAGAATTTGACATTTTAATTTTTCCATTTGTATCTAAAATTATTTCAGCTTTTTTTATCAATCCAGTTGCGTCGGTTGAAAATATTTTTGTTTGTCCCGGTGTTACTGAGATATTAATTTTATAATTAAAACTTGCAATACCAATTTTATATCCACCACCTTCTAATTGTATGACTGCAATTTCATCCGAGCTTGTAAGACCTGAAACGATACCAGGTGTTTGGTAAAATTCTACTTCCCTTACAATGTCCTCAAATTCTATAGTTTTTGCTACTTGTGAATTATAATCATTTTTAGCAAATTTTTTAAAGTTTGCAAGAATATTTTTAATTATATTCATAATTTCTTAAAATACTCCAAAGAACTTTTATACATTTCATTATTTGGAACACCTAAAATTTGTTTTAATAAATTTTTGTCTTTGAGGTTTAAATCTTCAAAAGTTTGAAAAAATTCTAAATCTGGATCTTGTAAAGTGAAAACGGAAGGTAAACATAATTGTAATTCAATTATATAGCCTGAATTTATATCATAAGTAAAGTCTACTTGTTTTACGCAAAATTTAGATTCTTTGTAAATAAAATTCATGGGAGAAATTACATTTACTAAAATACCCGGTTGAAATAATTTTTTATCCCATTCCCAATTTGAAAGTATTACAGAAAATGTCATTGATTCAGATATTGATTTTGATTTTCCAAGTTTTGCTACTTTATCCAAATCTCCATTATTGTCGTCTGCTCTAAAAAACTTTTTTCCCCTATTGATAATTGTATTATCAGTTACTATTTTTTGTGCATCTTTTTTAAATCCTACATATTCAGAAAATCTTTTTGTAACGTCGTATGTCGCTGTGATACTTAAGACATTTTCTTTTCCATCTTGGATACTAATAGATGGATCGGTTAATTTATTAAAATTTATAAATTCAAGTGATCCGTCAAACCTAGGAACAGCCCAAAAACCTTTTTGAGCAGCGTATTTTGATAAAATATCAAAAGCATTATCCCCAGAATTCCAATCAAATAAGGGAAATATAGTTTTTGTTTCTTCTATAGTATTTGTAAAATTTAAATATTGTGATAATCCTTCAATAGTTGAATTTGCAAGTTGACTCCCTTTTAATTGCGTATCTAATAAAATTCCAGATTTTGATCTACCTTGAATATTAATATTGCTTCCTGAATTGGAATAACCTGTTGTAATTTTTTCTAAAATCCCAGTAAATATTCTTTTATTTTTGTATCTTATTATAATTTCTTCATTTCCAAAAGGTTTGATTTGGTTACTTAATCCCTTTGATGGATTAAAAATTGTATCAAAACTAAAAGCCGCACATCCTGAATCTATTGCGTATGACACTCTTAAGGCATTAAATTCAGAAAATTCTTTACTATTAATTTCAATAATTAAAGGAGATTTTTTCTTTGTATTTAAATTTAATACATCATATTTTGGTTTAATTAAATCAATATCAAATTCTGGGATATAAAAAGACATCAATAATACCTTACACTTGTTCCCTTTGGTATTACTAATATATTTTTACCCTGAAAATTATTGTAAGACATTAATTCATCCAATCTATCTATGTCGTTCGTTAAGCTATAAACAAATTCTATTGGAGTTGTATCTTTTTCTAATACTATAGATTTTTCTGTTGGCAATTGTAAAGATTGATTTAAGATCTGTCTTTGTGAATTTGAAATTGCATTATAAGTTTGAATTAAAATATCATAGTCTAAATTTCCATTTTTCTGTACTACTTTATCGTATATTAATTTTAGTTTTTCCCTTCTTTCTTGCAATACATCTATTGCTTGTATTGAATCATTCCTTGTTACATAATTAGCGTTTATTAATTTTTCGGACAATGCTAATGTAAAGGCAATTGCATTATAGCCGTTTATATTTGCCTCAAAATCATTCATATTTGGATCTGTAAATTTAGAATCTATAAAATCTAATGTAGTATTATAACTTGCAATTGTTTGTGATACTGGTATGTTTTCGCCCTGTGGTAAACGTGCTAAATTGTTTAATTGTTTTACAGCTTCGCTAATTACAATGTCAGGATTGTCTTCAATGTATTCCTGAAATACACGTAAATTTTTATTAAATGTATCTTGTTTTTCCCTTCCATCTACGGAAAATCTAGCTGTTGGATCAAAAGTAGAACTAACAAAATTATTTCTCATGTCCTCTTTTAATCTTTGAGATACACCTTTTAATCTTGTTTCAATTCTTTTTGTTTCTGAAATTGCAGATCCTACAATTCTTTTCCCTGTTCTTCCTACACGTCTTAAATCAGTTTCTATTGTTATAATTGAATCTATTAATTGAAATACAAAATCAATAATTCCTGTAATTAATTTAAATAAATTTTTAAAAAATGCATATATTTTTTCAGGGAAATTGTTTGCATCTGGAAAAAATTCTACAAATTCAATTTCAAATATTGCCCTACCTAGACCGTCAATAAAAGATTCTGATTGAGTTATGTTTATAGGTATTACATCTATTGAACCCCATCTTGGATGATCTAAAATCCCAGATCCTTGTTCATTTAAAGCTTTAAAAAATCTGTCAGCTTCCAAATCATAATCATTCCCAGAAATATAACATCTAATAGGAATTTTTAAATTTCCCATTCCTAAGTCTTGAACATTTGCTTTACTTTGATATGGAAATTCATTTATTGCTGTTTTTCTTTGTATGTTTCTTGCAAGATCGTCAAATTCTAAATCAAAAGTTTTACGTTTTGGAGATTGATAGGTAAGACGTTCTATTCTATCTATGTATGACATTATTTAAATCCACCACCAAATAAAATAAATGGATCTATGTTCATTCCCCTATTGATATTAATATTTGGAGCTTGTCCTTTTTGGGTTATATTTGCGTTTTGTGGTAAGTTTCTAAAATCTACAGTCAAATTTGAATTATTATTTCTATTTATAGTTTGATTCAGTAACATTCCACTGTTTGCAGTTTGCATATTTTTTCTGTCAATTGCCTCCATACCTGGTATTGGTTCTGGTCTTTGTATACCTGGTAAATTTGGCAATTTGGGTTCTTCAATTTCTGTCTCTATTGGTTCGCCTGATATTTTATTTTTTAAATATTGATAGGCTTTTACCAAAGCATAAATTGCAATCATAACACCTACAACGGTCGCAGTTATTGGAGCGAATGCAATTAAGGCTACAATTCCTGTTAATGCTAAATAACCTATAAGAATTTTTAAAACAATATTCATTTCTGTAAATTTAGTCCATAAAGTTAAAATCCATCCATCAATTGTTTCAATGTTTTTGTATAACAAATAAAATGCCGATGCAAGAGCTGCTACCGATACAATTACTAATCCTATTGGGCTTGCAAGCCATGCAGCGTTTTGAGCTATTATTAATTTAGTAGTTGCTACTAATCCGACATCTAATATTGATTGTATTACAGTATATGCAGTTGTAACCGCCGTTTGTGCAATTATTGCAAGTTTAGCAGCTTCAAAAGCTAATTTCATTCCTATGATTACAGGAATTAAACCTGTATCTATTCCAATTTTTAAAATATCAAATGCTTTGGAAATTACATCTAATGTTTTTTCAATTCCTAAAGCAATAAACTGTTTATTTTCTGAAATATAATTAGCCATTTTATTTATCAATGGTTCCATTTTTTGCAATACAGGTACATAACCTTGTTTTACTAATCCTGACAATGATTGATTTAAATTGTCAAGAGAGTCATTTAATGCCTCGGCTTTCATTGCGTCTTCATTGGATATTACGCCAAATTTTTCCATCTTATTGCCAAGATCATTTATAGTTTTAGATCCACCTTTAGATGCTAATATCATCATCTGACCTGCACCGCCAAAAGCAATTGTAGACAGTGCAGCTTTTTCGGTTGCGTCCGAAGTCTTGTCCATGGCATCCATAAGTAACATAAAAGCCTCGGAATTACTTTTTGTATTACGAATTTGTTTAAGCATTTCTGGATTATTTTTTTTAAGTTTAGAAAATAAAGCACCCTGTCCAGTTTGCAATAAACCTAAATTTTTATTTAATGTTTCAAAAGATTGTGTTAATGTTTCGGAAGATACGCCCTGTTGTCCCATTGCGTATCTAAGTCTTTGTAATTCAACACTTGTCAATCCAAGCCTTGATGCTGTTTTGGCTATTTCGTCTCCTGTGGTTGCAAATTCCTCTGCAAAAGATTTGATTCTATTGATAGTCATAACACCTAGTGTTACAATAGCAGCGTTTTTTAGATTTAAAAAAGATCCGGATGCTTTTTTATTTACTTCTTGAATTTTGTCAGACATGCGAGATACGGAATCTTGCATTTTTTTAATTTGAGGGGACATAAAATCTTGGGCTGTAAAAACTGTTGCTAGTGTTGGTTTAGCCATGTATTACGCCCCTTTCATATAATTTTTTTCTGATTCTATTAAATCAATTGCACCTTGATACCAAAATTCTAAATCCGATAACTTCATTTTCTGTATTTCGCCTACACATTTGAACCGATCCACTACCAATAATATTTTATTTCTATAATTCTGAATCGGTTCTATGCGAAAAAATAGGACAATGCCTCAATAACTGCAACGTCTCTACGTTTTATTTTGTCTAACAATCCGTCTGGAATACCATTAAAAACAGTTACCATTTTCATAGCCAATTTTCTTTGTGTATCGGTATCAATTTCCATAAATCCTTTTGAATTTGCCTGTAATTTTGAACCCCTTGAAATTTCTTTCATTTCTGATAATGTCGGTTCGTAAAATTTAAGCTTTGAAAACATTTCTCCATTTTCTTTTTTTATCGGTTTTTGTAATTCGTAGTACACTTCGGATTTATTTTCGTCGTAAACTAAATTTCCAGATGCAATTACGTCTTTTAAAATTTCTTTTATATTCTGACTTGGAATAGAACCAAATTCATTTTCCAAGTCTTCTAGTGTGATACTTACTATATCTTCGCTTATTTTTTGTTTCATAAAATTTTATATTTGCTCAAATCTTTCGCTTCTAAAAGAAAATTCAAATTGACCATCGTTAGAATTAAAATTTGCATCACCTTCTATTTTTCCAGATCCCGAATATGTCTTACCACTTGCCAGTGTTACGGAGACATTAAAAGCATTTTGACCATTGATAAGATTTTGAATAAATTCTTGATCTTTTCTAGTCGCATCCAAAGAAATAACACCACCGTCAAAACCACCCAATTTTCTTTTTGCCATGGTATGAATTTTCCCGTTTCCAGTAGGAAGGTTTTCATTTATATAACCTGCTAAAATTATAGTAGGGGATGATCCACCAACGGGGTCAAATTCTCGACCTGAAATTAAATATTGTCTTACGTCTCCGCCTCTTGCCGCCATTAGTTATTTCCTCCACTGTATGACCATTCATATCTTACTGCTACAATTCTTAATCCAGCCGCTAGAATGTCAGGTATAAAACAATCTATTCTAGTCGGATTTTCAGAATTAATTTCTGTTACTAAGTTTTCCACAATATTGTCTCTTTGCTTAGATAGTGCCAATGGCATCCATAGTTCATCAATCAATTTAATAATATCTTGTTTTACAGATTTTGGTCTTACGACATACGATAGATTTGTGATACTATCATCGTCAACAACTATTGCCTGTAGATATTTTGAACCATTAAAAAGTTGATCCAAAGAATAAATTTTAGTTTGCAAATTGGAAATTGTTTCCGCAAATCTCCAATCCTCTTCCAAACCACCAGATGCGTTAGTTGTTCTAGTAGTTACTAAATCGCCTATAATTAATTGATTTTCTGGGCTAATTTTAAATGTAGATCCACCCGCTAAAACAATATCATTTTTTTCCGAATAAGTAAAATTCACAAAATTTTGTTTGCATGACACTCCACTTATAGCAATTTCTTTTACCGGTCTGTTAGGAGTTGCCAATTGAATTCTTGCAAAGTTGCCAGCAATTTCAGCCGCTAATTCAAAACTTGGTGTATAGAGAGTTACAAAAGTAGGTATTGTGCAAATAAATTGACTGTTTAAACTTCCGAGAGCTGTAATATAATCCGCTTTGTTTTTATTGATTCCTACAAAAGAAATAAATGGACGTTTTACACTTGGGGCAATTCTTGCAATACCAACAGTATTTAAACTTCCTAAATTTGTAGCATCATCATAAGGTGATACGATTACAGTATAAAACTTGTCTCCCATATTTCCTAGAGCTGTTGCAATCAATGGATTTGTAGTACCGTTTGCCGATTGTGTTACAGAAATTGTAAGACCTGCTGGAGTTGCATCGGTCGATCTTGGATTTAAAAATACTTGATAATCATTTCCAAATAAACCTTTATGTCTGCATGTTAGTGTTACATCGCCAGTTGAAGAAGTTGCCGTAAACATACAATCTAAGTCTGCATTTATTGCAGCCGCTAGAGCCGTAGCCGTAGCTGTTGCCGTAGCACCACTTGCCACTGCAATACTAATAATTCTATCGCCTACTGTGATACTTAAGACACCTACCGCACTTGCAGTGCCTGATATATCTACCTCTGCTGTTGTTTTTACGCCAGCCGCATTCTCAGCAATTGGGCAAGTCCATACCTCGGTTTGTCCTTGATTCCCTAAAAAAACTTTTTCAGATAATCTTGCAAGTAATGATCCTCTTCCATATTTATCCCAAGCTTCTTCCTTATTGTAAATTCTTACAGGTATGTTGTCGGTTGGTGTTTTACCTGAATTATATTGACCTAAAATAAGTATTACTTGCGGAGCTACTAAATTTCCAAAACTTCTTTGGACATTTTTTTCCTCAATGAATACGCCAGATGCTCTGGAATTGCTTGAAATACCTTCAAAAGTTATCATTTTGTATTACTCCTAATAATCATAATTTAATGCCAATTTATTGCCTGTTATTACTATATCTGTCAATGCTGATCTTTGTATTTCACTTGGAACCCATTCAAATTCCATAGAAAAAGTCATTTTACTTCCTACTAAAATAGATTCTTGCTGTTGGTTCATTTGATTGTATGACTGAATACTTGGAAATGTCTTACGAGATATTTCGCCCGAATCAAAACCAAAATCAGCCTGTTGTAATGCATAAATAGCATTTAAAACTTGCTGTTGTAAAACAAGTAATCTTTCAACCGCTCTTTGATCCGCAGAATAAATACTAACACCTTCTTTATATTCATATCCTTGTGTTACAAGATCCAATTCAAATTCGCAAGCATAAACCCATCTATTTCTTGACGTACTACGACCGTCAATATTATTGAGACTAGGAGGATAAACATTAACTAAAGGTAAATCCTGTATTCCAAAATCTCTGTATGACTCAAAAACTTTAAACCCTAATTCAGGATCTAATATCCCTTGTGCTGTTGCGTATGACTTTAAAGTAGCAATCAATATTTTATAAAAATAGTGATACGATCCAATATTAAACTGAGGAGCCGGCATACTTTAAATCAATCTTAGTTTGGTTAATTTTCTTTTCGCTTATTTCAAAAGTAATAAATCCTAGTGTTAAATCTGGTTTTACGTTTACTACTTTCCCAGTAATTGTATCGCCTGTAATATCTGTTGTCGATACATCTAAATTGTTAATTAAATTTTCACTTTGCAAACTTAAAATACGAACCGTAACCGAAATTCTAGGAATATTTACCATTATTCCAGTCTGTGGATCTGTCAAAGCGTTAATTCTATTCACTTGACCGTAAACATTTTTAATGCCCGATTGAAATGTGATACTTACAAGTCTTCCAAAATCCGATTCTAAGGAAGTTGAAAGATCGCTTTCTGCTAATGTAAGTATACCACCTGGCATTTATTTTCTTTTTATTCCTTTTTTCTTGTTCTCGAATATTTCATCTTTTAATTCAATTTCCATTTCAGTTTCAATTTCTTCATTGATTTCTTGCTTTTCTTGATCTGATTGTATTACTACAATCGTACCTTTTTTAATCATTTTTTCCATTGTAATTTCGTCAAACCATCCAACGGGGATTACCTCCCCGTCTTTGATTCTTTCAAAACCTCTTGCCGAAAAACATCCTTTCAATATGTATTTCATATCAAAACCTTATGTAAGACAGTCGGTAATTGTTCCGATTGTATCAATTGCCTTTGGTATTACAATTGGAGCCGATTGAACACCTGCATACATAGTAGATGGATACATTGTATAGTAAAATGGCACATAAGCACCCGCTACAAATTCAGGTAATTCGGGTAAACCTAAATTTCTGTAGTCTTCTCTGGATTCCACTAATACTTCGGTAGCACCATATCCCTTTGCAAGTTGTGCAAGTGAATTCATAACAATTACGGTTTCTGTATTCATGTATGACACATTAGTACCACTTGAATTTTCGTAAAATCCATTGTAGGTATAAAGGTTTAGCATAAAGTCACCAATCGAGATACGACCTTGTAAAGTTGCACCAAGCACGGTTTCTTCGGGTCTTAAAATACCTGGTTCAATAAATCTTTTGTCAAAAAAGGATTGAACACTTGTATTTTTTCTAAAAGCTACCCATGCATTTTGTGAAAAAATAGCAGTGTTTGGTTTAATTTTTCCTTTCTGAAAAATTTCTACTGCTAAAGCTTCAATGTCATCAATTGGAAGACCGTTTGCATTGTCCCATTTTACTGCTGGCACATTGTTAAGAGTTGCATCTTTATGAAAATCAATGTTATCAGCGTTTTTTAGTGTTACAATTCCAGTTTGTAAAGCTTGTGCAGCCTGTAATTCAATTGCTCTTTTGATTTTCTTTACTTGTTCGGATTGAGCCCGTCCTACGTGATACCCAATTTTAGCTGCTTCGCTCATAGATGGAGATCGGAAAGCATCCATTCCAGGCACTCTTTTGCTTAACATTGATGCTGTAATTGGAGTTTGTTCCCAGTATAACGGAACTTTGTATGACTTGTTGGTATATTGATTTACATAATTTGTATTTCCTACACCACCGCCTCTTGTTACGTCCGCAGCTAATCTTCTTGATCCTCGTACTACATCTAATTCGATTTCGTCAACGGGAGATATAACTTCTTCTCTAAATAAATTAGAAAGAAAATATTGCTCTGGATCGCTCGAAACCCCTTCTTCGTAAGCTTCAAGCATTGCTCTTTGAAATATGTCTGACATTTATTTTATCTCCTATTGGTTATCGTATGCAGTTAAACTTGTTCCTGAGATACATAATATCCCACCTGAATCACCGCTTGTATGTGCTAAGTGATACCTAAAATTATTTCCGTCTACGTTAGTAGCTAAAGTTTCTGATCCTGTGAATACCAAGAAATCTTCTCTTACATTTGTAGAATAAACTACTTCTCGTGTTACGTCCGCTGCTGTTGCATCGGTTGCTTCTACCAATATATATTTAGGATACTGAGAACCGTCGACCGCAGTTGAATCACATCTTTTTAGTTTTCCAGATCCAGCCGCTACTGTAATATCAAATCCATCACCTTTGATAAAATCAGTTGATCCGTCTGTCAAAGTAAATTGAATTTCTTTTGAAAATACAACAGTTGCACCTGTACCTTCTGATGTTCCAAATCCAATTTGATCGCCGTTAGGATTTTTAACTTCAAAATCAAAAATATGCGTTCCTACTCGAATCATTCTTACTGTATAAACCCCAGCTTTTGCACCATCTTTTACAGTTAATACAGTGCAAGTACCATTTCCTGTATTACCACCTGATTTAGCCGCCGCCGTAATTGCACCAACGGAAATAATTCCCATCACTGCACCACTTGGTATTACACCACTTGCATCTTGCAAAATTGTTTTTTCAATTTTCTTTGTAAATGGCCCTAGGATATTTGCACGATTATTAATATTAGTTATTACTGGATTTGCCATAATTATTTTTTACCTCTAGAAAACATTTTGGAAAATGCTTTGTCAATTTCTTCGGAATTAGATTCTTGTTTACCTTCGATCGGATCAATAGGATTGACAGGAATTTCGGGAGCCTTGTTAGACACTTTGTAATCTCGCATAGCCACAATTAATTTAGCTTGGATTGATTCAAAAGAACTACCGTTTTGAATTGCTTCTTCTACGATTTCTTTTACTTTTTGATTTTCTTTGTCAGCTTCAGCAAAAGATTTTAAAGAATTTACTCTTTCTCTTTCCTGTCTTACGCCGATCTGTAAAGCCTCCGCAAAAACTGCGGGGTACTCTGATTTTAATTTTTCTAAATCCATTTTCTTCCCCTTGTCATAATTATTCTCTGTTTTTGCAGAGTGGATGGATTGCGATTGTGATACTTGTATTGGTTTTTTCCTGTCTTCTAGCGTGCGTATTTCGTCAATCATCCCAGCAGAGAGAGCTTGTCTTGCAAGAAAAACCCCACCTTGCCCGTAATCGGATTGAACTTTTTGAATTGAAACACCCCTTCCCTCCGCCACACGTCTTACGAATAAACTTTGTATTTCGTCGAGTTGTTTTTGTATGACTGCTTTCCCCTCTGGGGTCATTACGTCGGGAGATTTATTTGGAGCATCCGAAGAGCTAATTTTAACAGTTTCAACATCTATCGGAATAGTTACTACCGTTCCGATTGATCCGATTTGGTTTTGTTCGCTAGTTGCTATTATTTTATCAGATCCAGCCGTCACGTAGTACGCAGCCGATGCTAATTGACCTTCTATCAAAGTAGTTACTGGTTTATTAATAAGACTTATTGCGACACTTGCGTCATCCGATCCCATTGAATAGCCACCGGGAGAATCGGCATGTATGACTAATTCTTTTACTCTAGGATCGGAATCTACTTGGTCAGCCATATCGACAATTTCTTGGTATGTCAATGTAGGTGCATATCCAAAAATTTTATCAAACATTGATACTTTATTAGATAATACGCCTTTAATTTGTGCGTGTGCTACGCCGTCCTTATCCACTTCATATAATTTTTTTGGAGAATCTATCTGAGATACGGACATGGATATTTTGTTTTCGGGATTAAAATTCCCTTGATTTTTATTGAAATTCTCTAAATCTTTATTGTATTTTTGAACTTCTAGGCTATTCATAAGAAAAAACATATCCATATTTTTTTATCTTGTTTATTTTTCAAGTCCTGTCAATATTTTTTTCTGTGATATTGCTAATAAAATTAATTGTTTGCAGTTGTCGCACTATCTGTATTTCCATCGGATTGTATTTCAGCATTTTGTATGTCGGCATTCATTGGAATATTTACCTTTGCTAGTTTTATATTTTCGTCTTCTAATAAAGCTATGTTTTCATCAAATTCTGTTCCGTTATGATCTAAGGATTCTCTTTCGTGAGTTGTAAGACCTAAATCTATATTTTGTTTTCTTGCCATAGCTGTTTTATTTGGATCAATGTCAGGTTTTGCAATACCTACCCAGTCGGTTTTAATCCATGCGTTTCGTATTACGGGAGATTCTAAACCGTTTGCAATAATATTTCCCTTGCGAACTTCTTCCATAAACCAAGATTCAAACCATGGTCTATTAAAACCGTTATTGTCTTTTTCTCTTTCAATTTCTAACATTCGCCATGCTAGTATTAAAGTTGCACGTGATGCAGAATAGTTTTGATTAAATGTTAATTCTATAACCTCGACAGGCATTCCCATTGATCCGCCCAAATATTTCATCATTGATTTTACGAACAAATCAAAATTTACGTTTGGTCTTTTTGTATCATACGAAATTAATTCTTCGTTGGCTTTTAAGTTTTGAACAAAAATACCTGGTTGAGTCAATTGTGCTTGTTTTATAGTTTGATCTACTGCTAAATCTATAGATTGAAATTCTGCTTTTCTTGCAATACCCATCAATGGTCGAGAGCTTGGAGCGTTACCAGGTTTAACCCACGCTGCAATACTGGCATTCATAACAGCCGCTTGTAATTCTGCTACTTTGTAACTTGTTAATTTTGAGAGATCATGCAAAATTGGAGATAATCTTGAAATACCTCGCATTTGTCCGGGTTCTTCTCTCTCGAAATAATGTATTACCCATAAATCTCCACTTGGTGAATACTTCGGAACCCTTACGCCCGAAATAAAATACGCTACGGTTTTTCCTTGGCTATCATATTCAATCCCGTCTTTGTAGAAATTTTTTCTTTGTGTTACGGAATACAAATCATCATCCGAAGCCGATCCCAATTGGTCAACATTATAAAATTGTAATGTAATAGGTGACATACGATTTGAAGATTCATCTTTTCGTATGACTGCTAAAACTTCCCCGTCAACAATCATTCTAGTTTTTACGAAATGCTGAACTTGTCCGCCTGCCCATTGACCTGTTGAATCACATTCCTTGGATTCGAAATACAATTTCCATCGAGCTTCGATGTTTTTTGTAAATTTCCTACGGTCTTCATTTGTCAATTCATCATTCGGATCAATCAAATACCATTCCGGAGTCGATTGCATTCTTAAGCCTGTATGAATTGCTAAGTCTGCAATACGTCCTACAATCGATCTTGTTTCAGTCGATTCTAAATGAGATTTACGAGCCTGATTTCTTAATTCTTTATAATTCTTGAAAATTGTGGTAGTAAATGGCAATCCATCGGAATATTTTTGACCAAACCATCCATAAACGTAGCCATTTTGAAAATATCCTATCTGAGATACGCCTTTAAGATTCGGACGATCTCCGCCATAAGGTATTATTCCATTGATGGAATCTTGTTTTTTTATGTATTTTTTGAATCTGTCAATTAATCCCATACTAATATTGTCTTACAAAATCCACCGATAACAATCCATTTCCTTCCAAGTTTGCTAATTCAGCCTCTAATTCATCCAATTCCATACGTAAATCTTTCAATGATCTGTATTTCGCTGATTGACTTCCTTGTCCAGTATTCAAAGTATAAGATTCGGTTTTCAAATAATTAACGTCGGATAGTATAGTATTTATTGCTGAAATACGATTTCTAAGAGCCTGTTTTTCCGATTCTATGGACATGAAATACTTTCTAATTGTATTTTTTATTTTGTCAAGTATTTTTTTATACCTCTTCATTCTCTAGACTATTCCAAAATTCATTCCATTCAATGTATTCCAATCCATTATTTTGAGCATATGCCCACGCTATATAATAAACTGCACCCATTGCATAAACTCTACAGTCTAAAGCCTCGTTTCTTTCATGTATTTTTTTCCAACGATATACGGTCGTTCCGCCCTTAGTTATTTCTGGCACTCTGTTTTCGCTAAGATACATTTTAAAAATTTTATCTGTATAATCGCTAGGGAAATGACAATATCCCCTAGGTATTTCGCCACCATCTCCCAAAGATTTTTGGACATATCCATAAAATTCTTGTTTTAGTATGTCCGTGAATAAATCCACTCTTTCAATTCCGTAAGACGATAAAAACGAAGTTCGAAAAACTGGCCCTTTTCCTTTTCTACTTGATACCGAGTCTCCTTGTATCGCAAAAACTCCGCCTGAAAACTGAGATACAAATTGGTAAATTATATCCTGTCTATACCCGGAATCAATAAAACATAAATCAATTATAGATCCATTGTAATCGGAATACAAAAATTCAGTCAAATCTGAATAGGGAGAATTTTCAATTTGACTTGTATCTCCCAAAAAAACCCTGTATTCTATTGAATAACTTTCAAAATTTCTTAGCCAAGCTACCACTTCCAGTTCAATTCTATCCGCCTGTATGTCAACCCCACAAGTAATCAATAATGGTTTTACATCGTTTGGTAAATGCCTGGAATCATAGCCGCCTTTTCTAAGCATGACTTTTTCGTAGGCAATTGCATTTTTTCTATTTTCCCATGGCATTCCAATAACAGTATTTTGGAATACTTTAAGTTTAGAAAAATTACCTTCGCTTAGAATCCATTCTTCGCAAATTGACTCCCATGTTCTTAATCCAATACCTGCATACCATGACGGCAAATAGTATGACACGTGATTTTCTTTTTGGCTTTTTGCTGTTGGAATCCATTTTGCACCATTTTTAGGATCTAAAAAAAAAGTTTTATCTGAATTTTTCCATTTTGAATCACAGTAAATGCAGCGATAATGAACCGATTCCCTGATAAATTTCCCATCTTTTTTTTCGTAATGTATTCCACCTCGACCATTTTCATCGGGATAAAAACTTAAAACTTGTAGTTTTTTACATTTTTTACAGGGAACGTGATACTTTCTTTGGTCCCCTAGTTGGTATAATCTGTAAATCCTTGACGATTCTAATTCGGTTGGTGTAGATCCGTAGATTTTTTTTCTTGTGTCTTCGAATGCGTCAAATCGTCTTTCAATAATATCAAGAAAGTCACCTTCTTTTTTTATTTCTCCAAAACTTGCGTCGATCTCGTCAAACAATCCATATCTAATTGATACGTTTCTAAGTTTGGATCCTGAGTTGGGACCAATAGCCAATAAAAACCCTCCGAGAAATTCTTTCTTTGATTTTGTATTACCTGTTTTTTTATTTTGGAAATTGTCAGCTTGTGCAAAAATTTTGTCACTAATATTTGCCGATTGAATCATTTTATCAATTCTCAATTCCATATTATTTTCAGCCATTGTCTGATCTCCACTTGTAAAAATACTTGGTCCGGGAGATTCATCAATAATCCATCCAATCAAATTTTCAAGCAATCCAACATTGTAACCAATCTGGGCACCTTTAAGTATTGCAATACTTTCTATATTTGATGATTCTGAAAAGTTATCTATAATTTCTTTGAAATACGGAGTAGGTGTCCATGAAAATTGTCCCGGCATATCGGTTGTTCCTACTGGCATACTACGTTTATTTTCAGCCCACTCGGAAGGTTTAACCGATGTCGTTTTAGTTGGAATAAATTTTGTTATACGATTAAAGATTGATTTTTCAGACTTAGAAATCCAATCCAAATCTACAATTTCAGAAAGTTCAATCATCCGATTCTCCATTCTTTGCTTTTTCCAATGCTTTGGATACTAATTCTCTCCAAACCGTTTCTAGTTTTACTTTGATTTGTCTTACGTCGAATGCTATATTTTGTTTTTCCAATTCCGCTTGAATAATTGCCAAGCTTTGCGAAGTTCCTTTTCTTGGTATCGTTAAAATATTTGCGGAAATTTGTTCCGCTAGTTTAGAAAGTTTTTGATCTACCGAAATACGTGGTATTAATATTCCAAGTAATTGGGCCCTTTTTGTTTTTACAGCCAAAGCTTGTTCTTGTTTTAATTGTATTTCAGCCTGCAATTTTTGATCTTCGAGACTGGCATACGAATTTATTTTCTCTTCTATATCCAAAATCTTAGTATTCTTTTTTGTCTCTTTAATAGATTCTAAGTATTTTTTGGTGAGTGGATGATCGGTATCAATCATTCCATCCCCATTTTCTTTAATTCTTTTTTCAGTTGCAAGTCGTCTTACAATTCTGGAATCTTTTCCAATTCTACGACCGAATGCAGATTTATTTATTAGTGCCATTATTTTATTTGAGTATAATTTTACTTATTAAAACAAGTCAAAAATTTTTAGTAAATAATTTTATTGTCCTAAGTGCCGAAAAATGGGCTGTCAGTCAGAAAATAAAGCAGGTTTGAGTCAATC